ATATTTACCGTGTCGCCAAAATTTTCAATTTCCCCAGCGTAATCAGTGTTAGTAATATCTTCAACAACTGATGCACGTCTGAAAAACTTTTGAACCTTTTGACTATATACTGCTGGTACCCAGTTACCTGAAGGTAAATTTGTATACCCTGCAGCGTTTGACATTGTAGCCATGTGTTAGTCTCCATTGTTATTAAGGTTGGATTCTACCTTCTCTTACAGCTTTATCAATTTCTTCCTCATACTTCGCATACTCACGAACATTCATTTTACTGATTTCAGCGTTAGACCAAACTTTTTTAGGTATAGCACCTTCAGTTGATTCAGCCTTTTTAGTCTTAGATACAACTTTAGCAGCTTCTTTCTTAATATCCTTTTCCTGTTTATTGGAATACTTCCCAATACCTTTATCCATTTTATACAAGTCAATTGCTCTTCCTGCAAGACTGGCATTAGCTTTATTTTCGTAAAGCCAATCTTGAATAACTGGATCTTGTTTAGTAGCCCATTCATGAAACTCGTCTTTTGAACGAATCTCTTGATAGTCAGGATGAATTTTAAGAAGTTCTACTTCAGCTTTTTCCCGTGACACTTGTTCCTGTTGAGCTTGAAGATTTTGATATTTAGTCTCCATCTCTTTTGCCCTACTATCCGCTTTATTTATAGCTATGGTTTCAACCATATCATAAACATCTGGATACTCATTTTTCCAAGCTTCTAACTCATCTTTGGATTTAGGTGGAACAATTTGTTTTGCTGATTGTTCTAGTTGAGTTCTTAAAGTACGAACTTCATCTTTATGCTTTCCGAGTGTAGAATCATAGTGTCTCTTCAAATCGTCATAACGTTTCTTAAAGACACGGTCTTCCGCATTTTCAGGGCGTTCAGTTGAAGGAGTAGCATTACCATCTGAGTTTGCAATTTCTTTAGATGCTTCTGTGTCCTTTTGAACGGTTGCTGTTTCTGCTTTCTCTCTATGAAACTTCTCTAATTCACCTTTAGCAAATGCTTCAATTTCAGGATCACTTGCGTCATCATGTTTTTTATACATATTTACTTTAGGTTTCTTAAAAAGTTTCTCTTTAGGAGCTTCAACTTCATTTGAAGTTGTTGCTTCTATTTTTTCTTTTTCCATTTTTTCCTCTTAGGTTTGAGTGCCTTATGGATAAGGGTAGCTCACTTCCATAATTTGTGGGCTGATACTATACTTGCATTGTATCACCTTCATCTATTCCAGAGTCAACTCTTTCGAGTGTTTCTTCCATACCAGATTCAGGTGTTTCTGCCATTTGTGTATCAGGTGGCACATCTTGTTGATCCATCGAAGAAGCTTCTTGTAAATCAGTAATAAAATTAGTTACTGCTTCCGTTTCATCTCCTCCACCATATCTTTTTATAGCAAAATTTTTTGCTACAGATACGGGTATAATAAGGTTCTCTTCAACTGATCCTGCTTCATCCAATAAAGGAGCTAAATCAGGAGCAAGTTTTTTGAGAACATTACTAACAGATGGAGATAAAACTGTAGCTAATACAGTTCTGTCTTCATCTGTTAAATTTTGTACTTTTTGTAATAAATTATCTGGTTGAGGTGCTTGCTCAACTTGTTGAATTGGTGCTTCTTGTCTTATAGGTTTAGGCTTAGATTGTTTTTTTGCAAATAATTTATTCATACCAGATAAATCAGGTGCTTTTATAGGCTCTGGTTTTTGACCTACAATACCTGTTGTTGTTACTTGTTGTCTTGAATCTATTGCCATTATTTTTTCCTAAATTATTAATAAAATTAAGATATCCAATCTAAATTTTTATATTTGTTTTCATTTAAATTAATTATATATGATTTTACTTTACTTTCACAACAAATCATATTCATATATTTAGTATATAGTTTATGTAATGAATCTTCTCCTGTAATTGTGTATATTAATTTTATATTATTTTGTAATGCTTGTTTTTTTATATTATTAATAAGTAATTTCATACCTTTAAATAATTTTATTTTACCAACTTCTGGACATGAAAAAATTCCGTACATAAATCCAAAACTAGAATTTATATCAATAAATAAACCTGCAGCACAAATAGGTTTCTCATCTACTATTATAGTACCTAACTTAGGTAACATTTCTTTTGGTATTGGTAAATCCCAATTACGTTTTTTACACCAGTCACTTAAAGTAATATAATCTTTATCTAGATCCCACTTTCTAACTTGCATTTAAAATATTAACATTATTAGTATTCTCATTTTTTGAATAGATTCCCCAATTATCAAAAAATTTATCTTCATACTTTAAAAGTTTTTCTTGATCTGTAACTTCAAAATAATCTGTGAATAAAATATCATTAATTAAAATTCTTCTGTTCTCTGATCCAAATACATATACAGTATGCTCATCATTACCTAATGCTTTACCATGTTTACTATCTTCAATTCTAATCCATTTGTCATCTTCATTAACCATGTGACTACCTGAAACTTTAATACCTTTATAATCATATAAATTATTAATTAAGAATCTACCTACTGCAAATACTTTTCCACCTTTTGCAACATTATCCCCTAAATCAACTTGCTCTATTGGTTTTTTAGAACCATTTAACATTGTAACTAGAGTGCCTTTTATGAAACATCCAGGAGCACCTGAACCATCGTCTCTTCCTGGTCTACCTTGATTCATTGTTTGTTGATTTTTTCTAGCTTGTGCTTTATTTAATTCTTTTTTAAAGTCATTTTGTTTTTTTTCTAATCTTGCTTTTTTTGCATTAAATGCAGCAGGATCAGTTCTTTTTAATTTAGACCAATTTTTATCTAAATTTGCTATAGTTTTACCAAGGTTACTAACTCTATTTCTTGCACCTGACATTATATCACCTTTAGCAGATACCATATTCATACCAGCAAATACACTCGTAGCAGGATTACCAGCTACTCTTCCAGCATCTACATTACCACCTCTAGTTTTATAACCTAAAGAAGTTAATGCATTTTTATTTGTAGTTTGTCTCATTCTATCTGCGTCAGTAACTCCAAACACTGCATCAAGTGCTCCACTCATTAGTCTTACAGTTAATGGTACTATTTTTAAACTCTTCTTACCCTTCTCAACTAGTTCTTTAGCATTAATTTTTAATGTGTTTGTAAACTTTTTAGCAACTAAATCTTTTCCGACTTCTTTTACTCCTTTCAAATCAGGTTTTATTATTTTATCTTTCATAAACCCTTGCTTTCTATCTGTAGGGGTTCCGAATGGTACAGGTCTAGGAGTTGAAGGAAACTCATCTTCTAAAATAGTTCCACCAAATTGAGGTGCAATACCCTGAGATATTGGGTCATCTAATCCTGTATCCCACCTTTCATTATAAGTGCTAACAGGTCGTGCATCTATACCATGTGGTCTAATAGTTGAATATTCAACAGGTCTACGATCTGTATCAAATCTTTTAGATAAACCTCCTTTCGTAACTGAATCAGTTTTAATAACCTCTGGTTGGAACCTCTCAGGTGCTTTATAATATTTTTGCCCAGTAGAATCTACCCATAAAATTTCCTTCTTCTGTACTGGTGATCCAAATCTATCTGGATCATCTAATGGTCCTCTATCTGAACTTGCTAATTGCTGTTTATTAAAATCAACTCCCTCAAAATCATGTACATCTACTCTCCGATTTGCATACGCATCCATATCGTGTACATCTACACCACTTTTAGGTGGTAAAGGGTGCTGATATGGAGATTTACCTTTAGGTCCCCAGTCTCCTCTACTCCAATATTGCTGTTTACCTAAAGTTTCATCATGTGCAGTTTCACCAGTATAATCTTGTCCATAGCCACCACCACCTCCACCACTTGAAGGTGTACCAGTAGGTTGACATGTTCCATCAACTAATGAATATCCATCTGGACACGGATCTGAGTCTGGGTCTGTATCTGTATCTGGATCTGGTGTTGTAGTATAATCTGCTTGAGTTATTTCAGGTAAAGATAAATCAGGAAGTTTTACAAATCCAACTTCATTTGTTGTAAAAACACCTGTAGTAGGATCTTGTATTAATTCAATGGTGCCACCACCAACTCTATTTGGGTCCCAAGTTTGTATTGTCATATATTAATATTTAGTTTTATTGCGTTTGTTCGCCTCTTCTAGGTTGAGTATTTGCCGCACTAAAGCCAGTTTCCCCTGGCATTGGTGTATTACCTGTACCGATGTTGCCACCTCCAGCTCCTGTTGGATCTGTTGGCGAAGCTCCTGGAGGTACTGGGCTAGTCTGTCCCATTTGGTCTTGTCTTCCAGTAGCGGCAGTATTGTTTTGATTTCCATTTGCCATTCCCATTATTTGTGCATAGATCGCAGCTTTATCTGGATCGTTGATTAATTGATCAGGATCAATATCTAAAGATTTAGCTATTTCTTTTAAACATGTATGCCATCTAACAAATGGTGCAAGTGCAGGGTTAGCTGCTGTTTGCATAAATGTCATTAATCTTTGAGATCTTACTTCTTTTTGCATTAAAGAAGAAGTGCCTTGTGCTTTGATTTCTAGATCACCTATTATATGCGGAGAGTCATCATTAAATTGCATGTTCCAATGAAATAATGATTCACCTAGGGGCTTTAATAAATAGTCATCAATATTTTTAATTACTGTTTTAATACTTAGAGCTGCAGCACCCATTAACATTGACATACCTGCTGCTGTTCTAGTTGTAGATTGTACACCTGTTGCACCATGTGAGTACGAAGGTATACCAGTTGCTTCATCAGCTAACTGTCTAAACTTATCAAACATTTGTAAATTTTCATATGCAGTATTAGGAAATTTTAATCCATGTATTGCTGCTCCTGGTTGACCACTTTGTCTTCTAAATATTTTACCAGGAAATACTTTCATATCTTGACCAGGTACTAGCATAGTTTCATCAACATCAAATACTAAATTACCTGCAAGTGCTAAGTTATCAATTGCCATTCTTGCATGGCCATTCATAACTTGTTGTGAGTCTTCCATATTTTCTGGAATACCAATTCCAAAAAATTGATAAGGATTTAATTCATATGGGCATACTAAATAAGGTATTCTAACTGGCGTAAATGGATTTTCTATTAATCTTAAAACTTTATTACCACATACCCATGCGTTAATATGTATTACATCTGAATTAGTATTATATACTAAACCACATTCATCTGCAGTTTTTTTATCTATAGTACCCCAATATTCTAATATTTCAAATCTATTTTTATAAATATTTGTAATATTTTCTCTATCATATAAAGAAGATTCAAATCCTTTTGTTTGATAATTAGGACCCATCTCTAAACATTCTTGAATAGCTTCAGAATTAAACATAGGTTTTTTTCTTAAATTTTCAAACTGTGCTTTATTATAAGAATGTCTTTGAATTGCATAATCGCAATCATTAATATTTGTTGCATTTGGATCTGGGTAAAAATCCCAACAACTAATTGCTTCAATTGAAGGTACAGCTTTAACTTTAGTTGCATGAATTCTTTGAACATTACCTTCATCATCTTCTGCAGTAGAAAATAAATTATATTCTTTTGAATCTGTAAAAGGTCCTTTTAAAATTCCTGTTCCAAGTAATGCCATTTCAAAAAATATATGACGCATAATTGTAATAGCTTTACTTTCTTCTAACTGATCATGTATCAGTTTTTGCATTTGTTCTGCAGCCATTCTTGCAGGCTCTATCTGTGGAGTACCTATACTAGATGGGCCTTCTTCAAAACCTAAATTTTCATATTCCTGATTTAAATTTTTCATTAAATCATTTACAGTTGCACCTGGTGGAATATTTGCACCATCACCATTAAATCCATATGGATCAGGTTGTTGTTGTGGTTGCTGCTGCTGTTGTTGAGGTTTTAAATGTGCTTTTTCTGCTATATTTTCTGGTACTGATGTAGGAGATACTCCCAGTGGAAATTTACCTTGAGCAAATAAAACTTCTATTATTTGTCCAAATGAAGCAAGTACTTTAGTCTTTGTTATTTTAACAAATACTTTTGACTTTTCATTGGAACGAAAAGCCATTTCAGGACCATAAAGTCCTCTATAATTTCTATAAGCTTTTAACCAACGCTTCTCATCATATAATCTAGAAGTTTCTGCTTGTTGAAATCTATTTCTAATATATCCAACTAATGGATGATATTCTTCTGTGTATGGTTTATCTGCCATTTGACTATATATCTTCTTTAGTTTTAGTTGATTTTTTTAATTGAGTTAATTCGTCTTGTGTTAAAACAGAATTACCACTTAACATTCTAGCAGTAGTTAAATCAAGTGTAGGGGAACCTTTTTTATCAGATGAGTCAGTATCTATTTGTGGTGTACTGGCTACTTCCATTACTCCAGGTTTTTGTTTATATTTATCAAATTTACTAAACTTAGCATGTTCATTAAGAACATTCTTGTCAGGTCTAAGTACCATTTTAATTCCTTTTTATTTTATCCACCACAATTTTCATACCACCCCATATATTTTTAGCTTTTGTTTTATATTTTTTATATAAATCTTTATGGCCTTTAATAATAACTTCTTTAACTGAAAGTTTATTATTTTGTGCTGAGTGTAGATTAGAATAATTTTTTTGACGTTCTGAATCTTCTTTAGTCACTAGTAATCTCTTACTTTATCTGCATTAAAAATAGATGCGTCTACTTTTTCTTTTTTTCCTGGCCCATCATTAGAATCATTTCCTAAATCACCTTGGGTAATTTTTTTATTAGGATCTATTTCTAATTTATCATTAGGTCTTTTAGCAAC